AATTGAAAATACTGGAACAGAAGCTTTAAAATCCGATTTAAAACCAGAATATTCAGAAATTATTTCAAATTTTTCTGTAAAGATGGACCCAGAAGCAACATATGAAAAGGTAACAGATTTAGAAGGAAAAATAAATCAGTTAGACAAAAATATGGGTGATTTAAAATATCCAAAAGGAAATTGGATTAATAATACAGAAAAAGACAAGTATGAAGAACGACCAACCGTTGAGGCTACAAATTTGGTTTTTGATGCGAGACTAAGACGATTTGGTTCAAGACCTATATGGACATAAAAAAAGCCCCTTGCGGGGCTTTTTTCAATCATTCTCCATTTCGGAGAAGTATTGCAGAGGATCTTTTTCCTCTACATTTTCAACAACAGTCTCTTCCACATCATCTTCGATGCTCTTTGCATCTGTAAATTGAGATCTGATGTCATCACCAACGGCCTTCTTAAATCTCTCATTTAGCTCATCAAAGCTCTTAAATTGAGACTTATCAATAAATGGCTTTAGTGGATACTGTTTCTTCCAAAGCTCTTCCAGCTTTTTATCTTCTCCACCAAAAAGAGGAGCAGGGGAAGCAAATTCGCTACGGTCGTAGTTTACATAACCACCAACATTACGAATCTTGATCTTAAAGTCCGCACCAGTCCAAAAGTTAAATGGATCTACAGCAACCTCATCTTGAAACTCTGGATGAGCAAGACTTTGAATCTTTTGAAAAATCTTAGTTCCGTACTGATAGAGAAAAACCTTTCCCTTGTTTTCTGGATTGGCTGGATCTTCCAAAACTAAAATATTAGAAATGTATGTAAGCTTGCGCTTTCTCTGGCGAGCAATGTTTTTGTCATCCTCAATACCACTATTCCATAGTTCGGTATTTGCTGCACAAACTGGGCACTTTTCACCAATTGTCGTAGGACAATTTTCATATAGCCAGCCACCCTTCCCTTTAAATGTGTGGCTATAAACTGAAACAAAGGGGCTATCCTCACCATCAATTTCAGGAAGAAAACGAATTACCGCATATCCATTTCCAGCCTTATCGATGCCCGGTTTCCACATGCGTTCATCTTTATAACCCTCTTTTGATGTGAGCTTATCAAGACGCTCCGTTAGTGCTGCGACAGAATTCTTACTCTTCTTTTTAAAATCTGAAAAATTTGGCATTGTTATTCCCAAGGATCTACCTTGGCCTTTCTATAGTTTAATTATACAACCAATCAATCAAGTGGCAAACGTTTTGTTTTAGATTTTTTTAATAGATGTAAATTTTGGGCTTCTACTTGAATTTTTTCTATTAAAGGTTTTGTTAAAAGTTTTCCAGCCGTCCCAGGTTCAATATTCATATCTTCTGCCAATTCTAAAACACAGTCTATAAAGGGCAGTTTTGTTCGTTTTGCCCTATCTATTACCTGGTTTGAAAACCTTTCTTTGGCAGCATCATTGATATACATCGATTTTATTATACTCCACAATACTAGCAATTCAATAATTAAATCTATCTAAATATTCTAGAACCAAACTATTTAGAGGACAAAATGGCAACAGATAGAGACCCAAATATTGTTATTGAAACAGCTGGTATAACTGCCACAATTGCAACAGACGCGGTTATATTTTCAGGGGCCACTGCACACTTTCAATTGACTAAAATGGCTTTTGGTCTAACAGGAGCTGCCACATTAGTTTCTAGTACGAACCCCCTTCCAGTAACTGTTGCCTCTGCCCTAACAGCCAATATATCAGGCTTCACTGGCACCTTTGTTGTCGAAGGAAAGGCCTCTGGAACCCCTGTACCAGTATCTGGAACGGTTTACGTTGCAGGTGCAACGGCTACACCAGTATACATCGCAAACTATAGCGGAACAAAAGTCGAAGTTACTGGTGGAAGAGCTTTAACAAAATCCACAGATGCCGTTTCAGTATATGGTCCAAATGGTATAACTTGGATTTATGCAAATTTAGTAAATTCAAGCGGAACCCAATTAGGAAACTCTGCTAACCCACTTTATACAATTATCAGTGGTGCAACTGTTAGCGTTACATTAAGTACAACTGTTGGCGTGACAAATGATGGAAGTTCTGCTCTAAAAATTCAAGGTATTAGTGGTGGAACATCTGTATCAACCACTGTTGGAAACACTGTTGGAATAAATGATACAAACATTTTAACAGGTATAACTGCTGTTTACAATAGAATGGGAACCATGGGAAATACGCTTGATGCAATTTACAACGCATTAGCTGTATTTGGATTGGTTAGACCAACTTCAGCTAGAGCTGGTTTATACAGTGTAACATCTTCTTCTTTTGGTCTATCCGGTTTTACATGCACTGCTGGAATAAATTTCAAATCACTGGGAACAAACACAGATTTGATCTATATTGGAACATCCACAATTGGAACCAGCTATGGTTACCAACTTGAACCCGGTGAAAGCGTTTTCTTTAATGTTGGGAACATAAATTTAATTTATCTACAGGCAAGAAGTGGAACACAAACATTAAGCTTCTTTGCTTCATAATATGGCAGAAACTGATAAATTTTTAAGTTTAGCAAAATCAACAACCACAAATGTATCTGAATTTGTAGGAAATACTTTAGATCCTTGTTTTACTAAAGGATTAATTGATACTTATCCAAATATATACAAAGCTGGAACAAGCTTTTATATGGATTTTTCTGAAACTTCCAATGCGGATGATTTAAAATTTTTAAAAAGGTTTTTTAATGGAATCCCCGTTGGAAGCACGCTATCTATTTCTGGTGGAACGTACTTTGTAGAAGAAACAGGAACTCAATATTCGTTTTCTGGTACATATACGTTTAAAGGAAAAACTGGAGCATCAAATCAATATTTAAATTTTTATGGAGACACATATTCTCCATCGTTGCCAAATGGTTTGTTTGAAAGCAAAAATTTTATAGGAAGAATAAACTTTTCTGCTATAACTGGTGGAACTTGCTCCTATTACATAAACAAAGTAAATAAGGAAGATCCATTTAATTTAAAATTTTTTGGTGTTTATGGTGCTGACTATGGTTATGATGAATTTGTCGAAGTTTTAGGCTCATCTTTAAATACTGGAAGATTAAAAATAGATTCTTTTGTTCGGTTAAACGACAAAAGTGAACTAGTATATTTAAATAATCAAAATACTATAACAAATGAAAATTTATATTTTACTCCAGTTACTGTAAATTACTATATGCGCGGGGTACCTGATTTAGTATCTCTATCAGTAAATACAAATGTAAATGGTGTGCTAAAAAAATTAAACTATGATGGCGAAACTATTGACATATTTCAAAATCAAAATTTAAGACAAAAATATTCCAGAGAACTTCAAGATAAACAAAATCAATATGATTGGTATGGGTTTTTCCCATCAACTAATTACAAAAATTTATATAATCCGTATGCTTATAGCTCAATGTCTTTTACAATAAATTATCTTTCTTTATTGCAAATAGCAACAATATTAACATATAATTCTGATGATATGATTGAATCAACATATACACAGAGTTTAGGATTAGTTATAGATGGTGTTGAAACAGGATCTGTAAACTATGGGACTGCCTCAACCAGAACAACAATAACATCACCAAGAATTAAAATTGATTTATCTGATGCATCCCTTTACTCTGCAACAATTGAACCATATACAGATGCAAATTGTTCCGTGCCTCTATCAATATCTTATTATTTAAATGGTGTTCCTGGATTTGATGGAGCATCTTTTATATATTTTAAAAATATAGATTCTCCATCTACAATATACTTAAAAGTAACAAAAGCTGGGGTTTCCATGATTTTACAAATAAACATTATTTAAAACTGGACCCAAGAGTAATTATTACCATCATAATAATAAGTATACACTTTTCCATTGACTTCCCAGGATTGACCAACTTTAGGAGATACCGGTGGATTTGAGCCACTGTATAATACATGATTTCCAATATATTCCCATTTTATTGGGCTTTGTATTGGAGATTTGCTTGTTGGTGCTTTGCATCTATAAATACAACCTTGAAAAATAACGGTGTCGTTTGCAAAATATGATGCAACGACACCATTATTATCAAAAGTTTTATAAATTCCTCTAAACATTTAGAAATATTTAGAGTGTTTTTTTATTTGATTTTTGTTCATCCTCATAAAGTTTTTTTGCAGATTGTTTCCAATTTTCGTAATAAGAGACCATATCTTCACATATTGGAGTTACAAACCAAACCATTTCTTTTGGAATTAAAAATCCATTTTTAATGTTTGTATAGGGCATCCAGGTTACCAAATTCCATGACATATTTTCATTTGGTATCAGAGTTCCTGTATTTTGAACATAAAAATGTTCGCCCCTATCTTCATATTCTGCAATCATTTCTTCACCATAAGTAAATTTAAATAATCCTATTTCCATATTAATCCTCATTTATATTTTAACACAAAAAAATTTAAAAGCAAATTATTTTTTATTGCAACCACATCCACCTTTTATTTCTTTATAATTTACTGGTTTTGGTTTATTTTTATTTGGATGTTTGACTGGTTGGTGTGTTGTTTTTTTATTTTCTTCGTTAGTCATATTATTTTTTTTAAATTGTTTTTTATAATTGTTTACAGATTGAAAAAAGTCTAATTTAGATTCTTTAAAATAATTATCATATTCATTTTTAACTTTATCAAAATCTTCCAAATCTTTTTCTAAAAAGGATGTTTTTTTAATAAGTGATATTTTATTTTTTCTTGCTGTCTTTAGCTGTTGTATTATTTCATGATCTTCAAAATATAATCTTCTTTTTTGCATTTTTATAAAATATGGAATTTTTAAAAATTTATTAAATAGTTTTCTTCTTTCTTCACATCCGCATTTACCTTTTGTTATAAACATTATTAAATTTTTAATATAAAGTTTTTTTGTAAAAAAATCAATAATATCACCCAAACCAATATAAAAAATATTAAAATATATTAAAGTTTGAATATCAATTGGTATATTATACATACCAAATGGTCTATTTCGTGTGTCTTTTAAATTTCCTTGTGAATCTAAAAAAACTTTAAAATTATTTTTTCCATCAAAACCTCCAGAACTATTAAAAGTATAAGTGGGTTGTGTCATATTTAAATTATTCATAAAATTACCTTTATATTTATCATATACCTGGCGGGGGGCAGCATTCGTACAATAAACAACTTGCTGGTGTGCAGAATGCATTTCCGTTTTCTATATCTAGAACAACATTATTTGGATCCAATTCTATACAAGATACATTATCTATACCTACAAAGCAATTTACACTACCTGGGGTCCCGTATCTATCACCATAATCACTGGCAGATTCCCAACAAAGTGGATGCCATCTCTTAGATGTATCTCTATAAGGTTCAAACATAGCTGTATATTGTTCATCAACTAAAACTTTTAAAAATCCTTTCTTTTCAAAATTAGGATCTTCATCTGGTGGTATTACTGCATCGATATCATTTTTTACACCCCACAAAATTGTTGCTGGTGTTGCTGTATAATGCATAGAATTATAAGTAATGTACTTATTCCACATTTTTCCAATGTCTTCAGTTTCCCCAAGAAATGTTGTTCCTGGTCTATTACATGGAGACCCCCACACTATTGCTCCTATTCCACCATTAGCTAAAATTTGATAGACTTTACTGCTTGCATACTGACCAGCAAGACAAGGACTATCGCATGGATAGTCTGGATCTTCACCTGCACAAACATTCCATGCAATGGATCTAGCAATAAAAGCATCCGAGAGGAAAAAGGATGGCCAATAAACCCAATCACGACGAGGATAATTTGGTCCAGGTTTGGGATACGAACTTAAACTAATAGGCCCACAACTTCCTTGACCAAAACCACCACTTGGACCAGCAACAGTTGCACCAGTTAAACCTGGCAAAGGTTCGTAGGTATTGCCTGTAATATCATTTACAGCCATATTTCTTAATATATCTGGCGATTCATATATTTCCCATGTATCTTTTTCAGTGTCGTGACCAAAATAATAGTGTCGTTCACAGTATTTAAAATAAGATAATGATTTTGATTTGTGTCTGGTGCACAAATCATTACCAATTCTTGTAGGCCCATAATGATGTGATACTTTTTGAAAAGTATCTTTATCTGCACGATATGCTTCTGGATTTGGTGCATACACACCAGTAGAAAGAACACTTCCCTCGGCATCTACAACAGTACCTCTATTTTTTATATTTAACTCTGGTTGGCATGCACTCCCTGGTATACAATCTGGAAATGGTATTTGCTGTTGATAAAGAACTCTTTCTTTCATTGGTCTAGCTTCACCCCAACAACTTCCAAGGTCTGCTAAACATCCACCATACAAAGCAGCTAACCCACCAACAGCTTGCGCAGAAATATCAATTACACCACCCGGTGTACAGGCAAGCTGTCCAACATTATCAACTGCACTAGATGTTACATTTTTTAGTAAATTTAAAGATTGTTCTGTCAATCTCCTTATATCAGATCGCATCCACAGATGTTCTGGATGTCCACTATAAGAAAGATTTTTATTAAATCTAAATTGATCATCTAGTTTGATATCCCACACATCATTTTCACCACGAACTTGTCCACCTGCAGTATTTTGAACTGGATCCCAAC